AGCGAGGTGGTTGTGTCGGCCCGTAAGGTTATGGATTGGGTACAGAAAGTATCTAGCACTGTGACCAAGCAGGGATTTCCCTTGGCATGGCAGACACCAACAGGGGCCTACGTCAGTCAGAACTATGAGGCCTTTAATACCAAGAGGGTAACCACGCACATCGATGGTGTGCTTATCAAGCCCTCAGTCAGAGAAACAATAGAAGGAAAGTTAGATCGGAGAAGATCAGTTAACGGCTCTAGTCCTAATTTTATTCACAGTCTGGATGCATCTGCGATGACAAAAACCATCAACCTGTGCAGACAGAGAGGACTAACCGACTTCTGTATGATCCACGATAGTTATGCGGTTCATGCGGGTGAGTTATCAAACGGGGAGAATTGTACTGATGTATTATTTGCATCACTACGCGAAGCCTTTGTTGATATGTATGTAAACAATAACCCTCTAAGTGACTTGCGAGAAAGTGTCTTAGAGATCGTAGACAAAGTACCAGAGCCACCATCGATGGGGACCTTGGATATCACTAAGGTTACTGAGAGTGAGTTCTTCTTTTCTTAGTTTTCAACTCCTTCCACTTGTGGAAGTAATAATGGACACTATTGTCCCTACAAAACTTGGAAAGGTTTAAAATGAATATCGAAGCAGTAGCTGCATTGATGATCAGGCGGGGGCAACAAGTGCCTGTTGATATGATCATTAAGCTACAGGAAATGGGTCACAATTTTGATGCGTTTGAAAAGAAGCACGTCAAGCATGACCGCTATACCAACAACCTAAACGATGAAACTACGAAGGATAATTAATGGCTATAACTACACCTAAAGGCACAGCAATGTGGGCAAAGCTTTTCACACCTGATTTCAAATTCAGTGATGTTGGAGAGTACAGTGTAGCACTCACGATTGGTGCTGATAATGCCGCTGATATTGTGTCTAAGATTGACGCTCAGTTGGATTACTCTTTGCAAAAAGCACAGAAAGAAAACCCCACAAAAAAGGGTTCGATCAAACCAGCATCACCACCTTACAAAGAAGTCTTTGATGAGCAGGGTAATGCCACTGGTGAGTTTGAGTTTAAATTTAAACAGAAGGCAGTAGTCCAGACCAAGAACGGTCCACTTAAAAAGAAACCAGCCGTAGTAGATGCCAAAGGTAAACCCATTCGGGAACCCATCGAAGTCGGTAATGGCTCAGTGATGAAGGTAGCGTTTGATATGTACCCTTACTACACCGCGATGGCGGGAGCAGGGGTATCGTTGAAACTAACGGCAGCGCAACTCATCGATGTCAAAGGTAGTTTTAAGTTCGACGTTGAGGATGGCTATGAGTTTTCCGAGAGTGACGTGAAACAACCAGATGAAGACTTCAACAACGAAGAGGAAGCCCCCCGTCAAGCCGACGATCTTGGGGACTTCTGAAGATACTAAATTTCGATCAGGATTAGAACGCAATATCGCCCGTGACTTAGACAAAATGTGTAGCGACTACACCTATGAACAAGAGCGGATACCATACTTTGTCGAGCGCAAGTATATTGCTGACTTTATTCTACCCAACGGCATCATCATAGAAGCCAAGGGCTGGTTCAAATCTGCTGACCAGCGGAAGATGAGAAACCTCAAGGATCAACATCCAGACCGTGAATTTCGGTTCGTATTTCAGAGGCTTAATTCCAAAGTTCAAGGTAGCACAATGACTTGCGCCCAATGGTGCGAGAAATACGGCTTCCTGTATGCAGAAACTTTTGTCCCAAAGGAGTGGGTAAACGAATGAGAAAGATTAACCTGATTGTCATACACTGTTCAGCCACCAAAGCTGATCAAGAATGTAACGCAGACATCATTGACAAGTGGCACCGCAAACGGGGCTGGCGAAAGATTGGATATCATTACGTCATCACCCGCGATGGAACCCTTGAGACAGGGCGTGAGCTTCACGAAGTAGGCGCACATGTCAAAGGCAAGAACAAGCATAGCATAGGAATTTCTATGTGCGGTGGTCTTGATGCCAATGGTGATCCTGAGTGTAACTATACAAAGGAGCAATGGAAGCAGTTGGAAACTTTGGTCAGTCAGCTACAGGCTGATTACCCAGAGGCTGATGTGGATGGGCATAATAGTTTTGCCGCAAAAGCATGTCCCTGTTTCAACGTAAAAGAATGGTTGAAGAACGAGAAGAAAGCTCTTTCGTAGCGCATCAACCTTGTCCCAAATGTACATCAAGAGATGGGTTCGCCCTTTACGATGACGGGCATGGTTACTGCTTTGTGTGTCACCATTATCAACACGGTGACGGTACTGAAATTATCCAAAAACGTGAGGTTAAAATGGCAACTACACAGCTAGTTGAGCGGGACAGCTATGTCCCTTTGAACAGACGTAGACTTAGCGAAGAGACTTGTAAGAAGTGGGACTACCACCTCTCTGAGTTCAACGGCAAGAAGTGCCATGTCGCTAATTACAAGGACGCACAAGGACAGACCGTGGCGCAGAAGCTGCGGTTCGCTAACAAAGACTTTCTTTTCATAGGAGATACTAAGTCAGCCACCCTCTATGGACAGCACCTGTGGCCCGATGGGGGCAAGATGGTTACTGTGGTAGAGGGTGAGCTTGATGCTTTATCTCTTCAGCAAACTATGAAGAGTTGGCCCGTTGTCTCAATCCCCAATGGGGCAGCGGGTGCAAAGAAATCAGTGCAGAAAAATTTGGAGTGGCTTAACAAATTCCAAAAAGTGAATTTCTGTTTTGACAGTGACGATGCTGGTAGAAAAGCAGCCAAAGAATGTGCTTCCCTGCTACCACCATCCAAGAGCCGTATAGTTAATCTACCCTTGAAGGATGCCAACGAAATGTTGGTAGAGAACAGGACAGATGAACTGATCAGGGCGGTTTGGGATGCCAAGGAGAATAGACCTGACGGTATCCTCAATGGCTCTGACCTATGGGAAGAGATCAACCTAGCGAATGATGCTGAGAGTTGGAGCTACCCATACCACGGCCTCAACGATAAGACCCAAGGCTTACGCAAGGGTGAGATCGTTACCGTTACTGCTGGTTCTGGGATCGGCAAGAGCCAACTGTGTCGTGAGTTCTCACACCACCTGTTAACTCAGGGTGAGACCATAGGCATCGTAGCATTAGAGGAGAGCATCAAGAGAAGCGCATTAGGCCTGATGGCTATAGCAGCTAACAAGCCCCTTCACCTCAACGTCGAGGTCACACCAGAGGAGAAGCTAGAGGCATTTGAGAGTACCCTCGGTACAGGTCGCGTGTTCCTATACGATCATTGGGGGTCCACAGAGGCTGACAATCTTTTGGATAAGATACGTTACCTAGCAAACGGCTGTGGCTGTGGCTTCATCATACTTGATCACATCTCAATCGTTGTTTCCTCAGGTATGGAAGGTGGCGATGAGCGTAAGCTGATTGACAAGTTGATGACCCTGCTACGGGGGCTGTGCGAGGAGCTAAAGATTGGTCTTATCTTGGTCAGTCACCTCAAGCGTCCAGACGGCAAGGGACATGAGGAAGGTAATGTCACAAGTTTGAGCCAGCTAAGAGGCAGCGCAGCAATAGGCCAGTTATCAGATATGGTCATAGGCTGTGAACGAAACCAACAAGATGCTGAGAACAGCAACATCACTACCGTCAGAATATTGAAGAATAGATGGACGGGAGAGACAGGCATAGCAACACACCTTGAGTACGACAAACATACAGGACGTATGAACGAGGTAACTATGCCTAGTGATGAAACCTTCGACACCAGAGAGGACTTTTAATGTTTGTTTACATAGTGATCTTGATCCACATGGGGGGCTACAAAGTACACGCTCCCAACGTGGTGTTCACGACTGAGAAGCACTGTGAGGTGTACAGGGAGATGGATTATCAGAGGCTGTATAACACCGCACCTGATCCCTACGCCGAGATCGTATCCATGTGTATAAAATTACCAGAGAAGGCTTAGTACATGAGCAATAAGGTTAGATTAGATATAGAACTAGAAGTTCTGTTTGGTGACGAGGGCGTAGAAATCTACCCTTACATCGATGGTAGTAACGATAGCGAGGATGCAATTAACTTTACTTGGGAGGCCCTATATTCAGAAACTGTTAAGTCAGCATTTGACTGTGGCAGTATCGCTGACACCGCTGACAAGCTAGAGGAAATGGCAGATCGATTACGTCAGTATATTCTTGACAATTAAAGCATCCACTTATGCAATAAGTTACTCCTGAGAGAGGACTAAACTATGAGACTTGTGTTCGATATAGAGACCGATGGTCTTGATCCTTCTGTAATCCACTGCATCGTAGCCAAGGACGTAGACACTAAGGCTGTCTACAGGTTCTATTGGGGTATGATCCCTGATGGTGCCAAGCTACTATCGATGGCTGAAGAACTAATAGGCCATAACATTGTGGCATATGATATGGTGGTGATGCGTAAGTTTTTCCCTGACTTATTCGGGGAAAGTTTACAGTGTAAACTCACTGACACCTTGGTCTTGTCTAGGCTCCTTTGGCCTGACAGACGAGAGAAAGACTTTAAGCTTCACAGAGAAGGCCGCTTGATCCCAAAGCTCATTGGCTCCCATAGCCTAAAGGCTTGGGGCCAGAGGTTAGGTGACCTTAAAGATAGCTTTGGTGAAAGCACCGATTGGTCAGAGTTTAGCGAGGAGATGTTAGACTACTGCGAACAGGATGTGGAACTTAACTACCGCCTGTATCAACTATGCTTGAAGCAGGAGTGTAGTCAGGATGCTATAGACCTTGAGCATGACATACATTCCATCTGCCTAAAGCAGACTGACAATGGATTTCCTTTGGATGAATATAAAGCTGTCCAGCTTTACTCCCGTCTAGGCATACGAAGACAGGATATCTACGATGAGTTAGTCGATAGCTTTGGTCAGTGGTGGGAAGGTGTAGGGGTAATCACACCCAAGCGAGACCTTAGATACAAAGATGTAACAAGGCAGTCAGTTTGGAAAGATGCACCCTACACCAAGATCAAGCGTGTCACGTTCAACCCAGCTAGTCGGTTTCACATAGCCCAGAGGCTCACCCATAAGTACGGGTGGGAGCCTGAGTTATTCACTGAGACCGATGAGCCTAGGGTGGACGATAAGGTCTTGGGGTCCTTGGAATATCCAGAGGCCCAGTTGTTAGCTGAATACTTGTTGCTACAAAAAAGGATTGGGCAGATAGCAGAGGGTAACCAAGCTTGGCTCAAGCTGTCTAAGGATGGCAAGCTCCACGGCAGGGTAAACACTATGGGATGTGTGACTTCCAGATGCACCCATAGCAACCCAAACACTGGTCAAGTTCCTAGTGTCAATGCCAAGTATGGTTGGGAGTGTCGTGAGTTGTTTCATGCCCCTAAGGGATGGCTGCTCATGGGCTGTGATGTTTCTGGATTGGAATTGAGAACATTAGCCCATTACGTTTCTGCTTGGGATGAGGGTAAGTATGCTGACATCCTATTGGAAGGTGACATTCACCAAGCCACGGCAGACGCTACAGGCCTGTCGAGAAATAACGCAAAAACATTCCAGTACGCCCTCCTTTATGGTGGGGGTGATGAGAAAATAGGTTCTATTGTTGGTGGTGGTAAGAAGGAAGGGGCTGCGCTCAAGCGTAAGTATTTCAAAGCTACACCCGCAATCAAGAAGCTAAGGTCAGCGGTACAGGACAAGGCAAAGCAAGGGTACATCAAGGGCATCGATGGTAGGCACGTTCCTATTCGTCACTCCCATGCTGCACTCAACTCTCTCCTACAATCCTGTGGTGCGATCCTATGTAAACGGTGGGTGGTGTTGTTCCATGACCTACTAAATAAGAACGGCTTTGTTGAAGGCGTGGACTACCAACAGGTGGCCTACGTTCACGATGAGGTGCAAGTGTTAGTAAGGGAACAAGTAGCTAATGACATTGGACTACTCTGCATCGAAGCAATTAAACTTTCTGGACAGTATTACTCCATCAGACTTCCACTCGACGGTGAGTACAAAGTCGGAGCAAACTGGGCAGAAACACACTGATCCAAATGTCCTTGGGGACATAGCGGAATACTACTCAATAACCTACCTTTTGGATAAAGGACTTCATGTCTATAGAAACGCTTGTTGCACAGGCCCCGTTGATCTTATTGCTATGGATGCCACTGGTGCAGTCACCCTCATTGATGTCAAAGCTATACGACGAGAGAGAGATTATAATGTCGCTTCTATTCGCTCACCTCTTCAGAAAAAGTTGGGTGTTCAAATACTTGATTTCGATGTTGCGACGAGGGACTTCAGTTGGAAGAAACATCGTGACTAAATACTTGCATATGTGCAATAAATGGAAAGGTTCCTAAACATGGCAGCACGTAAACAACCACCACCATTGAAAGAAAAACCATGTCCAAAGTGTGAGGAACTTACCCAAGCACTAAAGGACCTTAGGCGTCTAGCAAACTTTGGTAACGATCAATTCAACATGGTTGTTCGGATGAAGATTGATGAGGTGTTATGACCATAACATTCATCCTTCACCTGATAATGACCTGTGCGTTCCTAGTCGTGTCTCTGGCCTTGAGCTTCAAGTTCATTGTTGAGGCTGTGCTTGAGTACAAACAGGTAAACGCTGGAATACAAGTAATCACTGAAAGGGATATGCGTGAAGCAGAAGACAAAGAGGACGGTTCTACTGGATGGTGACATCCTTGTGTACCAAGCAGCTACAGTATGTGAGGAGCCTGTAGATTGGGGTGAAGGTCTCTGGACCCTACACGCCCATGAACAGGACGCCCTAGCATCCTTCATCAGCCAGTACCTCAACGTGTGGGAAGGTACTAATGCTGATGAGATTAAGCTATTCATCACAGGCCCAAAGAACTACAGGAAAGATGTTCTTCCAGACTACAAGGGTAACAGGACTGACAAGCGTAAGCCCCTACTATTGAAGTGGCTGCGCGAACATCTCTTAGAGAACTATGACGCCATCATGCTTGAGAACATTGAGGCTGATGATGCCATAGGCCTTTATTCTGATATCCCAAACTGTGTGATTGTTAGTAAGGATAAGGACCTACTTACAATCTCAGGGATGCACTGGGATCAAGACAAAGGCTTCTTTGAGGTTAACCAAGAGGAAGCAGACTACAATCTTAATATGCAAATCTTAACGGGTGATGCGACTGACAACTACAAAGGTTGCACAGGCGTAGGACCAGTGAAGGCAGCTAAAATCTTAGCACAGGATATGGACCCTTGGGATGCCATTGTTGGTGCTTATGAGAAGGCTGGTTTGGGGGAGACTGAGGCCATCGTACAGGCCAGATGTGCGCGTATCCTTCGCCCCCATGAATATAACTTTGACACAAACGAGGCTCAACTGTGGACACCAAAGACAACATCAACAAACCAGATCACTACACCAGCGGTGGCATAGAGTGCATCGACTATATGAAAGACAACATGTCTCCGATTATGTTCTGTGGTTATTTGGAAGGTGCCACTAAAAAGTACCTACACAGGTTTCGTTACAAGGGTAGGCCTGTCGAGGACCTTGAGAAAGCTCAATGGTACTTGAACGCATTGGTCAAAGAGATGCGTGGGGGTGAGGAATGAGCTTCACCCTTATCAGCCAAGCTGGTTGTCGGTACTGCCGCAAGGCAATCATTCACCTTCAGCATACTGAGCGCACGGTGAAGGTTTATGACATCGATGAGCTTCCTTGGCTCAAGACCCTAATGGGTCAAGCGGGTCACAAGACAGTCCCTCAAATCTTCAGCCCCACTGGTGAGTACATTGGTGGGTTTGATGAGTTGGTGGAGAGAAAAGTTAGCAGTCACATAGGAGCAGTATCATCGAAGTAAAATTGCTTAATTCAATGGGTGATGATCTCACTGTTTGCAATGCAGCTAGGGTAAGTTTTGGTAAGAAG